GGCGCCGGTGATGGTGACACCTGCCAGCTGAAGCGCATAGCCACTAGCACCCAGCAGGGTGGTATTGATCTGCTGGATGGTGCCGGCGCCCGGGGAGGCACCCGCCTTGGAAGCCCACCGATCCACGCCGGCATACTTGTAGGCGTTGGTCAGGGAAGCAGAGGTATACTGAGCTACCTCGCAGGTCCCGTTGATGATCGGGTTGTAGGTCAGCGCATAGATGCGGATCCATACGGCCGTGCTCGTGGTACCGGCCGTGGCGCAGAACCACAGGTCGTTGGCCACGGTATCGAACACGAGGTCATCCGCATTGCCGGCCACACTGCCGTTCGGGTTGCCGGCGAAGTTCTGGGTGATCACCGGGATGGTGCCGGCGGTGTTGGAGGCCGCCGCGATGTTGCTCAAGGGCAGCAAGCCCTGCACTTCGCTGGCCAGCTTGATCTGGGGGGCCTGACCCGTGGTGCCATTGTGGTGGCTATTCAGCAGGCCGGCCAGGGTCGGATTGTAGGGGTAGTTGCTGGGCACGTTCGCCGCGACTGAGGGGCCGGCGGTGACGATCGTGGTCACCGTGCTCTGGCCGAAGTCGATGCGGGTCAGGTACAGCGGCACATAGCCGGCGTCCGGAGTCGGGGGGACCTGCGAGCCGGTCGTGGCCGCAGCGCCGTACTTCACCTGGATCTGGCAGACGCCGCCGCGCTGGGTATTCTGCGGGGTGCCAGCGCCACCCGGGCCGACGAAGGGCACGGAAGGGTTGGCCGGGTTCACATAGGTCAGGACGCCGCTGGTGGGGTCGTTGGCCGGGATGGTGTCGGCATAGACGAAGGTGGCTTCGACCAGCGCATAGAACGACTGACCGGCGCCCAGGCCGGAGGTGCTGAAGGTCACGGTGCCGGCATTGTAGATGCCCTGGAGCACGGCGTTCACCGTGTCTGCGCCGATAGCGCCGTAGTTGGTCGGATCGATCTGGGAAAGCTGATAGATGGCACCGGCGCTGATGGCCATGCCCAGGGTGCCGTTGGTGGTACCCGTGAGGCCGTTCACGACCGTGGTGCTGGAGCCGCCGAGCGCCGCCTGGATCTGTAAGGCGTTGGCGATCAGCGTGTCGCGCCAGCCCATGAGCAGGTCATAGGAACGGATCTGCTCTTGCGTGTAGATAATAGGACGATCCATCGGTCACTCTTTTTTATTGTTATATGTAGCGGACCCAGATCATGGTCCCTTCCGCCTTCGTCTTTGCGATGGCGGCGGCAACCTCGTTTTGGGTTGCCACAGAAGAAGAAGCCAAGTCTAAATAGTACGAGTTAAAGTCCAGGTAGGCAAGGGCTGAGGAGGCCGCTTGGAGCAGCAGAGAGCTATCCGGCGCTGCTGCCAGGATGGGCGCGAGCAGGGTTAACGTGGCGTTTCCTGAACCATCTGACGTGGTGGCCGTCGATGTCGTCACGACCTGCCCAGTGGTGAGCAGCAGGCTCGTGTTAAACGGGATAAACAGGTTCGGCGACCAGCCCTTGGTCAGCAGGGTGCGGCCGGTCTGGCTGCCGCCATTAACTTCCGGGTTGGTCGTGCTGGGCTGCGGATAGAACAGCGAGGTCACGGTGTAGGGGAACAGGGGGCTGTTCAGCACGTCCGAGATGCTAATGTCCGCGAAGCCTTGGTAAGCCAGGGACGCATCGGTATACCGCGCCGGGTTTGCCTCGGTGTCATAGTCATAGTAGGAAATCCAGTCGAAGGCGCCGGTGTCTGCCGGGTTCCAAGGTTCGATGAGGCGTGTCGGCGCGATGGCGTTCAACGCCTTCTGGATCGCGGGGCGCGTGGCAGCCGTCTGGAAGAGCAGGCCGTAGGCGCGGGCACGGTAGTGGTCATCACTTTCACCGGGCTGGCGCGGCAGCGTATCACCAAAGAAGTCTGCCACCACGAAGTCCAGTGGCACAGAGCCTTGCACCTCGGAGAGATAGAACGATTCTTGGGTGGTGCGCACCAGCGTGCTGACCACCTCCAGCTGCTTACTCAAGGAGAGCAACAGCGTATACAGGTTGCCGCCCGGCTGCTTGGCTGTATCGCTGGCCCAGCCTGCCGGGAACAGATTGATCATGCGCTGGGTGAGCGCTTCCTTGCTCTGGGTCGGCAACAGCTGGCTGGTCACCAAGATCTGCACCGCGTTCATGGGCAGCAAGAACTGCTCCAGCACGTCCATCTGGCCGGGGGTCAACTCAATGAAGCCGTTCACCATGACGCCAATATCGATCGGGGTCTTGGTGGCCACCGTCGGTAACATCACCGGATAGTCAGCCACGGTCAAGCCGCCCACTGCATAGATGAGCGTCTGCAAGTCCGCTTGGCTCAGGCTGCTGAAATAGACCAGCATGGAGGAACTCTGGGATACGTTCAGCGCCAGCAGGGAGGTGAGCAGGCCAGTACAGGTAGCCGCATCCTGCCCTTGACACTGCTGAAGCGTCACGACCAGTTGACTTTGGGTTACGTCTGTATTCATGGCAGACCCCCCCCTGTTTTCATATTAGTACTCATTGACAGTCACACCGCCGGTGCTCGTGCGCGCCACCTGAAGGGCGGTGATGGCGAAGTCGGCGTTCACGCCATTGATGGTGATGCCGGACTGCACGCTGACCACACCGGTCACGCCCAGGGCTGCGTTGGTCAGGCCGCTGGTGGTGAGGCTGGTGCCGATGGGCAGTGAGTTCACATAGTTCACGATGGCGGTCTGCACCAGGGTCTGGATGTTGCCAGGAGCACCGGCCGCCGGATGGATCGCCAGCACGATGGTCACGGTCTCGATGGTCGGGGCCATAGCCACGAACTGCACCGTGAAGGCGCGCACTGCGTCCACCGCAGTCGTGATGGCCGCCAGCAGCGGAGACGACGGCGGCAGGTTGCCATCATCCACCACTACGGTGAAGAAGCCGTACTGCATGGCACCGGTATTGTTGGTGTTGTCCAGCACCTGGAAGTCCAGCCCGGTCTGTACGGACTCGATAGCCGCTTCAATGGCGGCCAGCGTGGCCTTGGACAGGGACGAGAGGTACTGCAACCAACGGTTGTAGAAGGCGGTGTCGCTCTCAGCATCGAAGCCGTTGCCGATGGTCGCCGCGTTCGTCACGGTGGATAAGCCCGGCACGCTGCTGGTGATCTGGTTCAGCTGACCGGCCGCCACATTGCCGGCGCTGCCCGGCGTGGTGCACTGGGCGGTGGCCATGATACTGGTGGCGCCCGCCAGGATGATGTAGGCGTTCAGCGAGGCGTTGTATGCCGTCTGGTTGGTGTCGGCGATCAGCTGGTACTGCACTGCGCCACCCGAGGTCTGGATGATGGTGCCGACCGGGATGATCACGTTGTTCGGCAGCACGCTTGCAGTGCTCAAGGTCACGGCGCCCGTGGCCGCGGAGGCCGGCAGTCGGGTGAACCCGAACTGTGCCATCCAGGTATCCAGCTGCGAACCCACCGCGGTCTGCGCGCGGCCGAAGTTGGCCAGCAGGTTGCACAGGCCTTGCAGATAGACAGCCTGGGCCGCGGCAGCCTGCAAGATGGCCAGCAAGGGATCACCCGGGGTCAGGGTCGGGTTGACGCCGACGCCAGCCGCCCACTGGTCCACAGCCTGCTGTACCAAGTCTTGGAAGCTGGTCGGGGTGATGACCGGGGAAGTAGAGTCAGCCATTGTTATTTACCGATCGTGACGGTGCCCACTTGGCCATTCTCCATGGTCAGTGAGATGGTCGCTACGAACTCATGCGGCTGGGCCTGCTTGATGGCCACCACCGGGGGGTTGAAGACACTGAGATTCGGGGTCTGTGCAGAAGCCGCATGCACGCGGGACAGGAACTGGGTATTGACCTTCGGCGCTTGGAGGTTCTGACCCACAAAGAGACCAGCGCCCACACCGAAGGCAGGCACGAAGATATAGTCCGGCGGGATCGGGTTGCCATCACCTGATACGCTTGAAGGCGTGGTCAGGAGGGCACGGCAAAAATACTGGCGGGTCTCATCCCAGCCAGTAGCCATCTGCACTGACCCGTTCGTGGTCAGTACGAGATCCCCTTTATATTCCAGATACAGTTCCATTTTTCTTATTGTTTTGCTGTACCGATGGCCACGGAGGCCTTCTGTAGTGCCACCACACACTCACGCAACTGCTCCAGCATGCCGCCGATGCTCACGAAGTCCGCGGAATACACGCCCGTCAGGGGCACGAATGCCGGGATGGCGGCACCGGAACTGCCGGTGAGATTGGGCCCGATGGTCGGCTGCGAGGCCGGTGTCTTGCTGTAGAAGCCCAGGGTCGTGCCCGTGTGCTGGAGCGGACCCTTAACTTCTATTGTACCGTTCTCATGGAACCAGATGTAGGACCCGCTCTCATGCTTCAAGATTAACTCGCCCGGGTTCAGGCTCGTGGTGGCGCCCGGCGGGGCCATCTGGGAGTTGAAGAAGGGCGGCGTGGCAAGGTAAGCACCGGTGGTGTCGTCGGTCACGAGCAGGGCCACCAGTTCGCCCGCGGTAGGCTTCTGGTAGGTGGACCCGCCCTTCAGCACATACTGGATACCCCAGCCGTTGCCCACCATCAGGCTCATGGCCGGGATCCACCCGGAGAGCACCGGCACGCCGTTGCCCGTCGTATAGGCCGGGATGATGCACTGCACCGCATGCTGCTTCGGATCGTAGGCCGCGACATGGGCGTACAGCACCTTTTCGCTGTGGCTCGCCTGAAGCTGGGCCGCGTGGAGAATGGTGTGCAGGAGTTCGTCAGCAGCGCCGAGCATTAGGAACTCAACTGGTTGGTGACGGCGAGATTCGGCGGCAGGGTCCAGGCGCTGAAGCGCACGGTGTAGCCGGCCGCGGCACCCTCGGTCGCGTGGGGCTCGTCATCCTGAGGGATGGAGAAGCTGTGCTCGATGTGGTTGATATAGAACGTGCGAGTGCCGCCGGTGCCATTGGCGCCCGAGGCCTCCTTGTTGAAGCCCAGCAGGTCCGATGCCGCGCCGTCAATGAAGAATGGGGTCAGCATCTGGAGCGTAGCGATCCCGTCGATGACCCCCTCGATGAGGATCTCCTTCTTGGCGATGTCCAAGGCCTGATGCCACGCCTCAGCGATTACGGCATCCCGGTCCATGGCCTGCCGGTAGCGGAAGACGTAGATGGGCCGGCCCAGGTCACCCAGCAGGTTGCTGGCACCGTAGGGGCTCTTGCCGGCGAAGAAGCCGGGGCCCGTCACGCCGAACTTCTCCCAAGCGGCGGAGTTGGCGGTGATGTTCAGGTCGTTGGCGTAGACCAGCGTGCCGTACTGCTGGCTCACGGTTGCATAGTGATAGGACAACACCACCACACCAAACGTGGAGTTGCGGCGCGGGTTGTGCGTCACGTCCAGGTCCATCAGCGGGTACACAGTGTCCGCCTTCACAGAGTTCTGCTGGTCAATGTAGGCCTGCGGCTTGTTCCAGGTGAAGGTCAGCGGGTCGATCGCGGAGAAGCCTGGGATGCCTGTGGTCTGGAAGTGCAGGAACTTGTCGGGGGTCACATAGACCTCGAAGGGCACCGACGTGCTGGCAATGCGAGACAGGAACACCAGGATGTCCCAGACCGGCTTCGGGGAGGTAGTGAACACGTCGAAGTTGGCCACGAGCGTGCCGAGCGGAGTGGTGTCCAGGTACTGGTCATCCACCTCCAGCGTGAAGTCGAACACCTCCGCCACCTGCTCCAGGAACTCCAGGATGGTCATGTTGGTGATCTGGAAAGAACTGGTCGGGGCGTCACCAATGGTAGGCGTGGATGTGGCCTGCGAGGTGTCGAAATACACCGTCTGATCCGCCAGGATGACCTTGCTATCCACCAATACACCTTCCCAGCCGCGGCCCGTCAGCACCACTTCATCAGCGCTGAAGTGCCACTCGGAGCGGTCGTACTCACCCCCGAAAATCTGGGTGTCTGCGTTGCCATACTGGTCGGTGACGAAGATCTCCACAGGCACCGGTGCCACGCTGGCGAGTGCAGCACCGTAGATGTCCAAGCCGGAGTCCCGCAGGAACTGGAGGCTGGTCTTGATCTCGAAGGAACTGACCGATCCGTAGCTGCCCTGATTCACCGTCCAGGAGTAGAACTTCAACTCCTTCCCGTTGAACGTGGCAGTGCTAGTGACTTTGGTGGGCGGCGTAGACATTACTGCTTCCCTGTAAGAGCCGTGTTCTGTTGGCGACCCGCAGCCGTCGTGGCATTGGGCAGCGCGATGCTGAGCGCGCGGGTGATCTGCGTCACTACCTTGCGACCGGCATCCGGGTCATTGGCATTGACTGTGATCTGGATGGGCCGACCCTGAGCTACCGAGGTGATCAGCTGCTCCATCTTCGCCAGCAAGCGAGTAACGGCGGCGGCATCGGCATCCTTGCTGGCCAGCTTGCCAGTGGTCAGTTCTTTTGTAATCTCCGCTTTCTGCTGTTGAGCAATGCCCAACAGAATCGCGGCATCATAATTACCAGCCAACGCGCCGCCCGGCTTGAGCATAGCAGCCATCTGGCTGGACATTGTGCCCAAGCTCTTCAGTTCCTCAACACCCTTCTTATTGCGCAGGTTCTCCAAGATAGAGCCAGCTACCAAGATGGGCAGGGTGCCCACAATGCCGCCACCAATGGTGGAAGCCACTGCGGCCTCACCCGCCGCGCCCGCACCGCTGGCAGTTGCCGCGCGAACTATTTGGGTCTTGACCGCCTGCTGTACGACTGCTTCAGAAGTCGCTGCTTCACCGGCCGCCGCTTCACCGCCGCCACCGAACAGGCCGCGGAAGCCCTTCATAATCTTGCGCGCCAGGAGCACGCTGCCGCCAAACAGGCCTGCGGAGACGCCGTAGGTGCCGACCGCCGAGGCCGTCGGATGGTTCTGGGCGGTCTTGGCGATTGCGTTCACGAGATGGGTCAGGCCGTTGATGGCCGTGATGAGCCCCGGGAAGGATGCCGCCTGTGACAGGTTATGGATGGAGGCACTCAGCTTGGCGAAAGCACCCGGCAGGGTGTTCTCAGCTTCATGCTGGGCCCGCGCGATGTTGTGCGCCCCGCCGATGCGCTTCATGGACTGCTGCACCGAGCCCGGGCTGGTCATCATCAGGGTCACGAGATTGGCCAGCTCGTCGTTACCATGGAACAGCTGACGCACCTGGGCATCCATTTGCTCCGGCGACAGGTTCTTACCCTTGAACTGGCCGCGCACGCGGGGAATCAATTCCTTCTGGAGGAAGGCGATGGGGTTGGCTGCCAGTTCCTGTTGCAGCTGCGGGGTGAACGCGAACGGGGTACCGCCGGCTGTGGAGAGCAGACTGGTGCGGCCGAACATACCCAGCATAGGCATGAACGGGGCAGCGCTCTTCATGTTGGGATGCAGACCGAACTCACGCAAGGCACTGATGGCGCCCACCACTTCCTGCGGATCCCCGCCGGCCATGGACAGAGCAGCCATGTCGCTGATGCCGCCGGCCGTCAGGTTGCGGCGCATGGCCACCGGAAGGCTGGCGATCGCGTCGATGAACGGCTGGAAGCTGTCTTGCATCACCTCGCGCAGCTTGAACAGCTGCTCGTCATAGGCGAGGATGTCAGGGGTCTTGCCGCCGCGAGCCGCCGCGAGGGTCACGGACTCCTGAAGGATAGCCGCAGCCTGGGCGCGGGCATCGTCGGGGTTGCCGGTCAGGCCCGTGAGGGCCGTGGCCATGGAGGAACCCTGTGCCGCGATGGCGCCCATCTGCTGGCCGGACATACCGCGGGCCGCCATCGGGCCCATCATGCGCAACACATCTGCGTTGGACATGACCACACGGCTGCTATCGGCGATGCTGCGGGCCGTCCGGGTCAGCCCGTCCATGGTCCGCTGGTCGAAGCCCATGCCCTTCAGGCGCTGGGTCGCAATCTGCAACTCACCCACGCCGTCGGTCAGCTTCTTGACCACACCCACAGCCAGCTTGCCGGTCTGCCAGAGGGCGACCATGGCCAGCCCGGTGCGGGTCAGGCGGCCGGTCAGTTCGTTGGCGGCGGTGCCGCTGCCTTCCAACTGGTTGCGGACACGGTTGAGGGCCGCGATGGCCTCAGCCACGTCGGCTTTGACTCGCACCCCGTAATCAAAAATCTCCTTATTGTCAGCCATTAGCGCACTGCCGTCATAATGGACACGCGGCCGGTGCGGACCAACTCACCCAGCACCTTCGTGATGTCCTGCACGACGAAGGGCAGCACCGGCCGCGGCGGCTCGGTGACGGTGCCACGCTCATGGAAGGCCATCAGCTGGCCGATGTCCTTGACGCGGCCCGGGTCATAGGGCAGTTCCCGCAGGGTGCCAGTCTTGATGCCCGCGATCACCACCACGACGGTGCCCTCCACGGACTTCTCGTAGGTGAAGCAGTCGCGGGTGACACCGGAACGCAGCAGCGGTTCGTTCGCCGAGTAGCCCTGCAAGATGCGCACGGCTTGGGTATCCATAGCCAGCGCTGACCAGCCCGGCTGCGGATGGCCCAGCTTGCCGATGAAGCTCTCCACCATGGACGAGCCAAGCTGGTCCGCAGCATTGTGGATGCGACGGACTACGCGCTGAGCGCTCTTATCGAAGGCCTCCAGTTGCGGATCCATTAACCCCCCGGCTGTGCGCTGACGGGTTGGAGAGGCAGCAGAAGGTTCGGCGGCGGGATGATGATGGGCAGCACACCAATGGGCTGCGGATCGGTCTGACCGTTGGCCTGCGCCAGGGTCGTAGCCTGGGAGGCATCGCCGTAGTGCTGAGCCGCAAGCGAGAAGAAGTTCGGGTTGATGGCCTGGAAGGCTGCAATCGGCACGCTGGTGAACGACTGGATAGCCGAGGTCACGCCGGACGCAATGGAGTTCAGGCCCAGCGCCATGCTCTGGCCATCCGGGCTCGGGCTGTTGGACCCGTTGATATAGGACGAGCATACGCCGCTGAGGCTGCCCGCCTCGTTCACCACGTTGGAGAATAGCGTGGCGGCCTTGGGGTCATAGCGCAGGAGCAGCGCGGTCATAGAGGTCTGGAGGGCGCTGCCGAACTTGCTCAGGTCGGTGGGGAGCGCTGGGTTGGTCAGGGCCTTCTGCAACTTGTTCGACCAGGACTGCAAGACCTGCCGCTGGGTAGCCTGATCGGCACTGTTCTGGATGTTGCTGATGTCGGCCGTCACCACCATCTTGAAACGGTAGCGCAGCCGGAACTGGTTCTTGACCAGGATCTTCAACTCTTCCACATACCCCTGCACGGTCTCACTGCCCCAGGCCACAGTGACGTAGCTGCCGGCGTTGGCAATATCCTTCATGTCCTGGTAGCGATCCAGCGCGGTCGCCACGATGCCCTTGCCAATGTTCTGGGCGACACCGTTCACCACCGCCAGCTGGTCAGTGGCGGACTGGGCATTGCCGAACAGGGGAAACAGCCAGCCCTCCCACATGACGGGGACGGGGAAGAAGCCGAAGGGTTGGACGGTGCGGGAGCCACCCGGGAAGTTGTGGACGGCGAGCAGCTGAGTGCCGCCGAGGCCATCAAGCTCCTCAGGGATCTCATGCGCGTGGAGCGTGAAGATGCCGTTCTTCGAGCCGATGACGAGACTGATGGCTCCGTCGCCCGAATACGCCGGCTGCTTGCTGCTCCCGGTGTTATTCAGGAAGGGTAGCGTCAGGGCCATCGTTAATTCTTGTTGTTATGTGGCCAGATAGAGGCTCAAGGCCTCTATCTAGTGTACCACTCAAGAAGATGACGTGACTTGGCCGGTTTCCCAGTTAACTTTCGATCCACCCTGCTGTGCGCGGGCGTAGATGAAGGCGCGTCGGGTCAAAGGATCCAGAGTTTCTGCCTCTCCGAAGGACATCCCGTAGCCCACTGCTGAGCAGATATCCCTGAACTCTGAATCCTCTACGAGTTTTTTACGATGTTCAACTTGTCAGCAGTGACGAAGCCCCATTCCTGGTTGTAGGTCAAGAACACTTCGTCCTCACCGCCCTCACCGAGGAGGTTGCACAGGTTCTGCACGTCCGTCATGGACTGCGGGATGGCCTGCGGCTGCCCGTCGATCGACCGGACATAGCAGAGGGCCTTCACCAGCATGTAGAGGCTCCCGTTGTCCGGGTCTTCTTTCGTGGCGCGGCTGATGGCGACGGCGGTGCCGCGGCCGGGATAGCCCATCACGACAGCCTTGCCGCCCTTGGTGGTCAGCATCAGCTGGCCTTCCTTCAGGTTGGCCACGGGGTCGGTCGGAGCCTGCGCACCCGGTTTCACGGTGGCGCGCAGTGCAGCGGCGCGATCAGCCTCACTCAGGTTGGGCTGCTCCCCGGGCGGGGCCGGGGGAGTCTGGGACTTCATTTCCATCGACACTCCTTGTCAGGATGCTATTTAGACGCCGACTGCCAGCGCGGCCAGGGCCGGTACGATGCTGGACAGGTTGGAGGTGCTCACGCAGTTCTCAGCGTTCCAGCTGAAGCCCTGGTCCACCTCACGGATGTTCTGGAAGTCACCGAAGCCCGGACGGCTGAACACCACACCCGTGAAGATGTACTGGTCGGTCGTGCTGTCGGGGTTGATGACCGACACCGTGATGGTGAACTTGGGCAGGATGCCGTTGTTGTAATACAGCTGGTACAGCTGCGTGAACATGGAGGTCAGCGCGCCGTTGAAGCGGGTGAAGCGCATGGTGCCGCTCAGGCCGCTCGGGATGGCGAGGTACATGGGCTTACCGCCGCGCGTGATCGGGGAGATCTTCAGCATCTCCATGTCGAAGTTCGCACCGATCTCCTGGAGGTGGCCGAGGTCACCCGCATTGAAGACATCGCCGAACTGGTCCGAGATCGTCACCGTGATGTTGGTGCCGATATTGAAACCATTGACCGTCAGTGAACTGGACATTGCGATGCCTTCTTATTACGAGCCGGGCTGCGACGGACCCGCCGCGGAGCCAGTGGTGATCACGGTGGTGCCGCCCTGCATGGACAGGACGAAGTACCACACGGAACTGAGGTAGCGGTAGTTCACGCGCGCGTAGCTGTAATGCTGCGAGATCGTGGCCGGCGTGTTGATGCCGTCCTGCGGTGAACCGGTCTGTGCCAGTTTGCAAGTCGTGGACTGAGCATCCACGCGGTTTGCATCGACCAGACCCTGACCGAACTCGTTCAGGACATGGTTCACCAGCGCACGGTAGGGGTCGTTCGGGCGGATGCTCTGGTTCATGCCGACGAACTGGCCAGACACACCCAACAGGGACAGGCCCAGGAAGATGGTGAGGCGCGTGTACTCGACCGGCGACTGCGCCGGGTTGGTAGCCGTGTTCGTGCCGGTAATGAAGCCCCAGGTCGGGCCGGCCGGGATCGGGTTGTCCACGATGAGGAAGCCGGCCTGCTGGAGGGCGGCGATCTCGACGTTGGTATACGGCTGCGGGGTGCCGTTCGGGTTGTTGCGCTCGCTGCCCACGACGCCGAAGACGGGCTCGTTGAGCGGGCTCACTTCCGGCTGGAGCGTGCCAATGGTGCCACCCTGGAAGGCATACGGAGGCACAAGGCGCAGGATGCCGTTGACCGGATCATACCAGTACTTCCAGTTGCCGGTGTAGCTCACGAAGGGACTGGCCACGCCGGTCGCCTGGAGCGTGCTGATCATGGTGCTGGTGTTGGACGCAGCGCCTGCCGGAGCGGAGAACTGGCCATGGGCCGGGATGGCAGCACAGGCCGCCAGGAAGTTCGCGGCGCCCGCGGTGTCGGTCAGCCCCGCGCACCACACCTCACCCGCCAGCGGCTTGACCGTGGCCAGGGTGTAGAGGCCGGTTACCGGCGCAGAAGCGTTGGTGCCGATGAGTTGGGCAGTCGTCACGCTGGAGCGGCCGTCAGTACCGGAAGTCAGGGTCGTGGTCACCAGAGCCGGACCCGCGCTGGGCGAGCCGGAATGCGTGAACGTCCCCAACTGGGACGGGCCGCGCACGTTGGGCAGGCCGTTCTTGGTGGCGGACTCGAACGCGACCCAGAAGGCAGACGTGTTCGGCAGGCCGGGATAGACTTCCGGCTGCGAGCCGGCGAAGCCGGTGATGGTCACGTTCACCAACGTGGACAGGTTACCCTGCGAGACGCTGATGGAGATCTGGTTGCCGAGCGTGCCGCTGTAGAGTGCGGTGAAGGTGCCGCCGACAGCCGGGCTGCCTTCGGTATCGGACATGGTGTGCGATGCAGCCACGTCGGTGCCGTCACTCACGCGGACGCCATACGCGGCGAGGGTCGCCTGCGACTGGGCCTGGGTGAAGGCGATGATCAGGTCCGTGCAGAGGTCATGCGCGTCGGTCAAAGCCGCCGCCGTGATGCCGCCGAAGCTGGAGATCACCTCAGCCGGCGAGCCGAGCAAGGTAGCCGAGTTCAGCGGACCCCAGGACGCAGTACCGCACACGCCGATGATGTCGGTGGGGACACCGTTCACATAGGTCGGAGGCGCGATGACATCGACGTACCCGCCAGGGGCACCCGGGTTCACATTGGAACCGAAGACCAGATTTCCAGACATGCTTTAGCTCGCGGGTGCAAAGGTGACGTTGAGCGGCTGGGCAAGGACACTGTAGACCTTATCCGCAACTGTTACTCCATAGTCTAACCCAATCACGAAATCGCGTCGATATACGTTCTGGAGCAAGTTGTCATCGCGGTTAACATCGGAGTGCACTGTTAAGCGCGCCATGGTGCCATCGCTGAACGTATAGCCGAACTGTGACTGGAGATCAGCGAAGCGAGATTCGATGAGCCCGGCGATGGTCTCACGCTGCTCCATGGTATTTGCCCACACCACCACCTGGACGGAACGCGCCTTGCGTTCCACTTCCAACAGGATGTTGCCGCCGGCACCGGTGAGGCTGGTGAGGTTCACGCTGAGGCTGCTCACATTGGTGAGCGTGATGACATTGGCAGAAGCGCTCGCCGTGACCACGCCGGTGAACGCCGTGTTAATAGCCGCGGCCAGTGCCGCCGTGAAACTGTTGAGCGTGTCGTTGCTCACCGTGATGTAGACGATGCCCGCCCCGTTAACATTGAGGCTGGCCGCATCACCGTTGGCGAAGCTGGGGGTACCGGTCACCGTCAAGGTCGTGGTGTGCCCGGCCGCGACCTGAGGAACACCTAGCACAGTCGTGATGCTTGCATCCGGCACAACCATGTTGCCCGTGTAGAATGGCATCCAGCGGGTGCTGTCACGCGCCGGGTTGCGGTCGAACACGGTGATGAGGTTGCCATCACCCTGGCCCACACCCTGAAGCGTCTCCACCGGCGGCCAGCCGATACCGATTGCTACCGCAGGCGTCTGAGTGCCGATTATGGTCTTCAGGTCCGCAGAAATCTGCTGCATGATGCCAAGCCACTGCATTACTGCCCCTTGCCTGCTTGGACGCGGCGGCATGCCAGCTGGTAGCCGGACACGCCGGCCAGCTGGATCCACGGCACCATGACGACGTAGGTGGACCCGTCGGAGTCCACGATGCGGTCACCTTCCTGGAGCGGCTCGCCATTCAGCGGCGGGATATATAAGTGGTATGTCGGGAAGTCCAGCATGCTGGGTACTTCCGGCTTGAACTGCATGCCGCCCGAAGGCTTCGGCTGAGGCAAGACGCCTGCCGGGATCTTTGAGGCGACGGCGCCATCCGCAGTGCTGAACGCGAACTGCCCATTCTGGAGGATGAGGGGCGTGCCGTTCTGGATCGTGGTGTCCCAGTAGCCCGCAGAAGTGGTCGGCGCGTTGGCTGGCCGGTAGATCTGAACGGTGCGGTCGATGCGCGCCGCCATTACCTTCTTGGCGATCGGCGGGTTGAAGGCGAGACACAGGCCGTCGAACTGCTCAGTCTCGAAGACCACAGAAGTGAAGCCAGCGCCATAGGTGGTGTCATCCTGGATGAAAACATCCCCCACCAGGAAGGTGGTGGAGTCACCCACGAACTCGAACCAAAAACTCTTCATGGCCGGGTCGGTCTCCATGCCCGGGCCGCCCTTGATGGGCCGGCGCAGCACATAGAAGTCCGTGGCAATCTTGTTGGCGTCTACCAACCAATCGCCCGTGCTCGCACTCGTGATGCGGTACACGTTATAGGGCACACCGACAGCCCGTGCCGCGTGTCCGCGGCCCCGGAATACTTTCGGGGTGAGGACGCGGTAGTTCGCCATCTATTAGCTGGCGGAGATCGACAGGCTGCTCGCCGGGAAGGAAGCCGTATCACCGTTGATGACCGGCTTGGCCACCGTGAGCACACCGTAACCGATGACATTGCCGCTGGTGAGTGCGTCGAACAACACGAAGTAGGTCAGCGGGGCCTGGGCCAGCCAATCCGCGTTTGCGGTCGGGAAGGTGACCGTGGTGCCATTAGTGACCACTGACGGATCGGCTGCGGTGGCCGTATTCCAGGACGAGCCCGGGGTAGCCACGCGAGCATAGTTGCCGCCCGAAGGCTCCGTCACGTTACCGCCGGCAGTCGTAGGCGTGGTGGATGACAGGCCCACATAGAGTGTGGGCGCTGTTGCAAGCGCGCCGAAGTTGCTGGTCTTGCCGAACAGGCTGTTCTGGAGCGCGGTCAGTGCATACTGGGTCATGGCCATGTTAAGTCCCTATCAGAGTCGGGTAGATGGTGATGTAACCAGAATAGCAGGTAATGACCGCATCAGCGCTGGTCACGAGCGTGCATTCGTGGTAGTAGGTGATGCCGACCGCGCCGCCCAGCCCCTGGGTATCCGCGCTTGCCAATGCGACAGTGAACTTACCCTGCGCGGCGTTGGTGATCGTGATGCCACCAGTCAGCGATTTGGTGACGATCGGTGTGCCCTGCGGTGCCAAGGCCAGCGCATAGGTGAGGGCGGTGATGGTGCTCAGATCATACGGCGTGATTCCGTCTTCCTGATAGATGGTCAGGTTGAGGTCTACGTCGTTACCAGCAAAACTGGTGATGGTCGGGGTATTCGCCATTAAGCACTTCCGGTCAGGTAATACTGGTTGACTGCCCGGCCGCTCAGGTCTATGGGATTCAGCGGAACTTGCCCGCGCTGCTCATAGGTGTCGAATGCCCGGCCCGTGAGGGAGATCTGCTGGAGGACGGTGAGATTTCCCGTCAGCAACCATGTCATTTCGATTATACCACCCAGCCCGCGCTTAACTCCGAGCGTTCCGGTCATGGTCTCGCTGTAGCTCGTCTGTCCGCGCAGTCCCGCGGCGCGCACCAGATTGCCGGCCAAAGTCCAGAGGTAGCTGAACGCGCCACTTAACGGCTTCAGGATTGCCAGGGTGCCCTGCATGACGAACGTATAGCCAGAGGTGCCACGGAGCGTGCGCAGTACTGAGAGCCCGGCGGCCAGAGTCCAGCCGAAGGCGATGCTGCCAGTCATAAGCCGTGCGACCGCGAGGCTGCCGCCCAGAGCAAAGGCATAGCTAGTGGACCCGGCCAAGAGCACGAAGGAGGCAACGGTCAGAGCGCCGGTCAGCGTATAGGAATAGGAGGCACTGCCGGCAAAGCGCCGAAGCACGGCCGCTGTGCCCGAGAGGGCGTAGCTATAGGCTGCGCTGCCTTGCATGGATCGCAACACACGCAGGGCCGCCTGGACGGTGTAACTGTATGTGACGCTGGCCGCCAGAGCCCGGAGCACCTTCAGGGTGCCGCCCACGGTGTAAGCATAGGTCGTGGAGCCCGCGAAGGTCCGCAGTGCTGCAAGGACGCCCGATAGGGAATAGCCGTAACTGGTGGACCCGGCCAGGATGCGCTTGACCGCCATGACAGCGGACAGGGTATAAGAGTAGGAGAAGCTGCCGGCTAAGGTGACAATCAGGCTGATGCCACGCAGGAAACTGCTGGCGAAGGATCCAGAAGCGATTGGGCCTACCCCGAAGCCTGCGACAGCGTTGGTCTGTGCGTGGGTACTGACAGTGAGCGGAGGCGCAGCACCGGCGAAGGAGCCGCCGCCCGGCACCGCAGCCCCGAAGCCAGCCTTGACCTTGGCCATCTTAGAACTCGGTTTCTAGGAACAGCGTGCACACATCGATGCCGACCGCAGCCGCGGTGGCGTTGTTACAGGCCCACATCAGGACGTTCAGCAGGGTCGTGGACTGAGGCACTACAGTAGCGGCGCCCGTGAAGGACGTGGTAGAGGTCACACCCGTGCTCAAGTTCGTCAGTTGCAGCTTGAACGTATTGGCGATAGCTGACGGCGCCCAGATGGTCAGTTCCCAGGCCGTGGTCGAGTTGCCGGCCGGCGCACCAATACCGGTACCGATGGCCACGGCGGTCTGTGCAGAAGAGCCCGCGGCATACCAGTAGTATTGGGTCGCGTCGGTGGAAAGTTGGCAGATGCCCACCACATTGGTGAGCGTATTGGGTTCTACGTTCGATGGTGCACCCAGGCCATTGGCCAGCCCAATGAACTCGCGGCGCCCGCTGACCGGCGCTGCATCACTCTCAACCCAACGCATCATGGCGAAGACGCCTGAGCCGTCAGCCGGCGTACCGCTGCCGCAAGAGAATTGTGCCGCGTTAATACGAATGCCGCCGAAGTTGCCGGCGACCGAAGACGAGGGATACCCGATGCGGCGCATCCGGTTGGCCAAGTTGGAAGTCATGATGGTGCGCGCGGTGGCGGTGCCGATCGCGGTGGGCGCCGTGATGCCGAAGACGCCCGGCACAGTCGTGGCGTTGCCTGCCGGGATCCAGAGGCCGGTCTGCCGGCGCCCCAGATGAGGCATGATGAGGTATTCACCGCCGTCCGGAGCCTGCTCCGCCAGCATCTGCCGGCCAGCAACGGTGCGATTGACCAGCTTCAAGTTGCTGCCGGTCGGGGTCGTCAGCGCTGTAGTGCCGGCGGACGGCATCGACATACCGTTGTCCGGGCCGAATTGCGGCGAGGTGGCCGCCAGGGGCGCCAGGAAGACATAGGTGGTGCCTGCCAGCGTGATAGCGGAGCCGCCGGCCGAGGAGGCATACACTGTGGTGCGCGCCAGGGTATTCGTGCCCGTATAGGTGCCAAGGCCAGTCTCCCACGCGCCGGTGGGATTGCCGCTGCCATCTACCGCCTGGAGGGCGTAGAAGCAGGTGTCACTGGTGCTCATCACCGTCGAGAACGCGCGGAAACCCGTCAAGGCTCCGGCAAGCGTGATGGAGCCCGTACCGGTGGTGGTCGTGCTCTCTGCAACGCGGTCGGCGTACTGCGCGGCCATTATGCGAAGGCGGTCAGGCCCTTGTCACGGTAGTTGTTCCGCGAGTCGGGGTTGACGGGAATGGCCAGGAACTCGGACAGCTTCTCTCGCCAGATCATGTATTGGGACATGCGCTCCGGCAGTTCGGTCATGCGCGCGCTCCACACGTCAGCCTTGGACGTATCCAGGTTCTGCGTGGCACCACCGTAGGCCGACTCCAGATAGTCCAGGATCGGCATGTAGCCGAAGATGGGTGCTGTGGTCAGACCCGGCATGGTCGGCAGGCTGGGGCTCAGCGGAGTGCTGCCATCCATGATGATCTGCGCCGCTACCAATCCGGTAGTGCTCACGGAGAGAGAGAAAGGCACCGGACTCGTAAACGCAACTTCAGGGAGCGGGATGGCCGCGTTGGCAAACGAGCCGGTGCTGTAAGGGGCGAACCCGGTGATCTTGGCCGCCTGAAGGGCGGTGTTCTGCAAGACCAACTGGGCGAGCGTCATCACGATGCCAAGGCCGGCATTGGAGTTGACGTAGACAGGGTTCGGCGGGGTCGGGATGATCATCGGCGCGGTGACCGTCACCGTGATGACCACTGGGCTCACCAGATTGCCCCCAGAGAAGGTCACCACGAGAGTGTCACCTACGCCAGGGGTCGGGCCGATGACCGACAGGCCGCCGTAATAGGAGCCCAGCAGGCGGGACTCCTCATCCATGTTGAGGTTGTTCAACCGGAACTCCAGCATGCCGTAGGCCTGGAAGTACCGATAGGACGAGGTGGTGCCGGCCGCGAGAGTACCGCCCGCGGGGGAGATCCGCGGGAGGCCGATTAACGGATAACCAAGGTGCCGACGCACATTCGATTTTTGGGAAAGAGAAAGAGGCATCTTACGCAGCCTGCTTGAGTGTTAAGTACTGCATGTACTCCAAAGGAGTCTTGCTGGTCTTTTCCAAGTTACAAGGTGCGCAGAGGAACTGCAAGTTATCAATATGGTGGAGACCGCCCTGCTTCAGGGGAATCACATGATCCAGATGTCCGCCACCATCCAGAATGGTTGGGCAGTAGGCACACACGTCGAACTGAGAAGCGCGCAGGGCTTGAAGCTGATGCAAGGTGATACGACCTACCGTGGAAGCTTTAAGGCGGGCACGGCGATTCTGGCGGCCCACCCGTTTCAGATCAGGATTGGCAGCCAGATAGAGTTTTTTCTGGGCGTTGTAGTTGTCTTTATGCTTCAACCGACAACGGGCATTGATTTTCCGACTGCGATCTGGATCCTTAGCCCGATACTTACGAGCCCGCAAACGGTGCATAAGCCGCTCACGTTCTAAATCCTTAGGCTTGGGTCCCCACCGGACACTAAGCCGATCGGCGGTTTTTTGAAGCATTGACGACTACTTTCTTTTCGCAGTGGGGGCAGACCACCACCGTGGTGTTCTTGCCTTTCGGCGCGATGAAGTCTGCACCGCCGGCCAGCAGCTGCTGGACCACATAGTAGTCTTCGAGCACTTCGCCGACCTTGTAGGTCTGCGCGTCACCGTTGATGTAGCCGATACCCGGCCGCACCACGATGTAGATCGTCGGCTCCGGCGCCTTCACGGGCGGCTTGGCCTTCTCGGTCTTGTCAGCCTTCGCCGACTTCTTACCGGTGGCTTTCTTCGCCACCGGCTTATGCGTGACCTGTAGCGGGGCGGTCTGGCCCGGCTGAGCTTCCTGCTGCATCTTGACCTCCCTGGTCAGTTAATCTTTAGGACTTCTTCTGGTCGCCGCCAGCGGCCTCCACACGAGCTTCCAGGGCACTCAGGTCGCCATCGATGGCGTCCACGAAGTTGGAGAGTTCCGTCTGTGCGGTCTCATAGACCTTCACGGCTTCGGCCACCAACTTGGTGACTTCCGCCTTGATGGAGGCGAGGGTCTCGGCGATATGCTCGCCGATGATCTTCTTCACATGATCCACGAAGCTGAGGCTTTCCATTGCACGTCCTTATGAGATGGGGGCGCCCTGCGCAATCGCGTAGGACAGGGTGGAGTAGTCCAGGATGGTCGGGAAGCCCAGGCGCAGATTGACCACGCTGTAGTCACCCTTGCTGAAGTTCCAGTTGTAGACCGGGATGACGGGGCCGGAGCCGCCGGTCATCTGCACCGTGGTGCTGGTCGTGGAACCCGTGGCCGAGAAGCCGAGAGTGCTGAAGCTGCCCACGGCCGAGCCTTGGAACAGATGCACCTTGCCGGCTGCCTCATCCGAAACCGCCCAGAAGTTGAACTTCTGGAGGGTCGTGTTCTTGTTGATGAGCGCCGCCAGCTGGGCTGCCACGGTGCTCAAGGTGTCGCCGCCCACCGCGGTATACGCGATCGACACGGTGACCTTCTCCTGGTAGGAGTTCGAGGTCGGGAAGACGTTGTTGGCGATGGTCAGGGTGATCACGTCGCTCGTGGCGACGGACGTACCGAGTGTCCAGGAGCCAGCCGAGGCCACGCGCGGGTTGTCCAGCAGGAACTGGGCAGGCGTCACCGTACCCAACTCACCGTTGCTCACTTCCTGAGGGTCGAAGTTGGGCACCAGGGTGTT